ATCGACCATATCAGTGTGATGTTAGCGCTTTGCTGAAAAGACAACTGAAACCCGTAGCGATAGATACAAAAGAACGGTAGATGAAACGTCAGCAGATTACGTGAGCTGCTCATAACGAAGATGTCGGCATGCGACATGTCGTACAGGTTCACGTCGGACATGAAGGATGCGGTGCATACTTGTCGTGCGTGGTTACGGAGCTTTGGAGCTCGTTTCGCGCGTTTTCGAAACAGCGCTTTCTGTGGAGGTAATGACGGTTTGAGACTTAGTGTGGCGATCATGGTGCTTCTATAAAAAATGACAGTAAGCTTTAGATCCGTAGTGAGGTGTCCGGCTTATGAATCTTGACGATCGTAAACCCTTGCGAGAGCTGCATCGAATCCTTGTAACTATGGGATACCCTATCGAATACGCCGTCACATTGGATCGGGCCTCTTGTGAAAGACGTATTCAAGCTTTAAGGAGTGTTTCTAAGAAAATTGACGAAAACTAAGTCGTAATTTTACGATACGAGACAGTTTTCGTAAAGTGCAATTTAAAAAAAAATTGATGAAAAAGTATCGGCCGTTATCTAATTTTCTTTTCGATGGAGTGTGCGATCTGCTTGTCGACATTATCGAGTAAGCATCGTATTCTTCCATGCAAGCATCGTTTTCACGTTCGTTGTATAAAGTCTTGGTTGTCGATCAGCTCGAGTTGTCCGTGTTGCAGAGCGTCCGTGGAAACTCATCGGCCACCATCGACCTTCTACGACGTCGAGTCGATCACGGATCGAAAGTATCGACGAGGCACGTGGTACTATCGAGTCAAATGGTTAGATTACGGTGTCGAACACAGTACGTGGGAGCCGGAGTATCATTTGCGATGCGACCTGTTGGTGAGCGAGTACGAGACCAAGCACCCGCGCCCGCATTTGCGGCGCAGCGAGCGTATACGATCACTACGCGTGCAGCATGCGTAGTTCCAATCGATGCAGAACGTTGCATTTGATCCGTTGTATCATCGTTTTCCCGGCGTCTTTCACTAGTTTCTCCACACGAATGAGACCGATGTCCTCGTCCACGTTTTTGGCGGTAAAACGCACGATGATCGTAGACATACGAGTGTGATCGGTCGAACGCTTGAACTGGGTCGTGATCGCGACGTTGAGCAGCGTTTTAAATCTCTTGTCTTCCTGACGTTTTAAAAGGATCGCCAACTCGTCGATCACGTACGATACGATCGTTGACACAAGACCTTCGGTCAAATTCGGAAGCTTGAACGGATTCTTGATGATTTCGTTCAGGATCCGTATCGCCAAATCGTATATGTACACGTTGTCCAATTGATGGTTAAAGTGACACTTCGAAAAATCGATGTTACCCTCTGAGTCCTCGTCACACTCCAAGGTAAATATCTTGACGCTGTTCGGCGGTTTTTTGGGAGGAGCTCCTTGTAAAAAGGGGGTGGGAGGCTTTTCGATCGTCAAAGCACTCGATTTCGGAGTGTTTGTTCTGACGATTGTTTTGGTCGACATTTGTGGACGAGTTTTTGAGAAAGTCCGATGTGGGTTGGCTCGCGCCCAAACCATGGATTTCGGTTTGCGAAACGGTGTTGGAGCTTCCACCGGTTTCACGACGGATGCTGTCGTTGCGGGAGAGCCTCCTTTCCTCATTTTATCGTGTTTCCTCATGTTACTATATAATAAGAAATGATGATTGAGACCCCTTAGTCCAATCGAGACAACTCCCCTGGTTCTTTCTCCACCAAATACTTGATCTTCTTGTGCATGCGACGAAGCCGGTCGTTGCAATCGTTTTGAAACTCTTCCATCTGTTTAAGGAATTGATTGTTCGCGTTGCGCACCGTCGTTTCCACCGAGTCGCGTTTCGTCAGCTCACGCTGAATATGGCTGATATTATCTACATACATGTCGTTCATAAACAGTTGAAAGGTACTGGACACGATCGTTTGAATCTGTTCGAGTTGAACGGGATTGAAACCTTCGTAAGAGGGTCGCTCTTGAGAGCTCGAAGAGTTACTCCTTGTGGGCGTTGGTTCCTTCCGCAGAAAACCGGGGTTCACGAACTCGTCACCGTGGTTGTTATCCGCATTGCGCAACTCGTGCTCTCTCATCGCCACGAAAGACAGATTGAGATAGACCGGTTTGTTCAAAAAGCCGACGTAGTGCTTGTTCGTGATGAAGTGCTTCCCCGATACATCGGATTGTTGACGATACGTGTACTTGTGTCGGCAAATGTTGTCGATGGAGGAGACGTCCTTGAAGATGAATATAATGTACGTGTTCGTCGCACTATTTTGAACAATGTAGTTTTCCACCTCTCCAAACAGCTTTTCAACAGTACGAACGAGTGCGCTTTTGTATTCATGGATCTCCTCACTCAACAGACCATTCAGAAAGACCTTGCGTCTGTTCTGCTCGTTTCTCTGAAACTCTTCGGTTTCGTTCAGACGTAGATACTCGTCGTACTTTCGTTTGCTGCTTGGATACGAATTATCCATCATGCTTCATTAGGACATGAGCGTTACATTTTTAAGTCAATTTTTTTCCGTATTAATCGAAATCGTTATCGAATTCGACACGTATTAGTAAAATCACGTGAAATTGCAAGGTGTATGTTCAACAGTATTCTCGAACGCGTTTTTTGCGGAAAAAAAAATATGATGTTGTGTGCGTTATAGCCGGCCTTGAGCATATTCCGTCATGGCGATCCCCGACTACAAGCGCTACGAGTTGCAGGCGGTCAAGCACCACGAAGCAACCACCGGACATCGCACATGGCACCAGGAGGTCATCCCGGAGATCGTGTACTATCGTTCGGGCTACATCAACGATTGGAACAAACATCGCTTGGAGAGGATCGTCCGAAACAGGGGCGACAAACCATCCATCCTACCGGATTACGGGTTTGATTTTATGGCGTACGACGAGGAAAAAGATACATATCACGGTGGTCAGGTCAAGCTCTACGAAAACGCACGACTCACCGCGAGAGATATCGGCAGCTTCCTAAGTTGTTGCCTGCTTCGTTTGCGATCAACAGGGTTCTTGTACACCTCGCGAAACAAGCTGGTGGCGGACCTGCGCGACGATATTCGTCGCGGAAGTTCCGAAGGAAAAATTGTGCACACGGTGCTACCGTTCGAGGACAACGCGCACTCCCTCTCGACGGACGAGACGGCGTTGTCGCTCCGACCCTATCAGACCGCGGCGCTCCGAGCTGCTCGTGAGGCCTCCAAGTCGCTTCTGAAGCTCACCACCGGCACCGGGAAGACGGTCATCGCGGGCCACATGCTCTCGCAGATCACCCAAACGCGCATCGTGTGCATCGCACCGCTCCTGCTCTCCGTGCGGGAACTCCAGCGGCGATTGGCCCCCTTCGTCCCGAACCATCACGTCGTTCAGGTCGATTCGGAGGGCACGACCGACGTGAACGACATTCAATCGACGATGGCGGCGCATCCGCACACGATCCTCTTCAGCACCTTCAAGAGCTTCGAGGAGGTGATCGCGCAACTACCGATCGACTTCGCCGACACCTTCCTGCTGATCGACGAGGTGCACAACTGCGCGAACAAGCGGGAGATGTGCGCCTTCGCGAACCGGTTCGAGCACTCCTTGTATCTGTCCGCAACCGTTCCGGAAGAGCTTTCGGAGACGCTCGACTACGAGACGGTGTACGAGTACAACATTCGCGACGCTATCCACGACGGGAACTGCGTGGACTATCGGGTGATGCTGCCGTACGTCGACGAGACTGCGATTCCGAAGGAGGTCGGTCACCTGGACCCCACGCTCTGCAATAAGGCGCTCTTTCTCGCCACGGGCATGCTGCAGGAGGGGAAGCGACGATGCGTCGCGTACCTGCCGGATACGCGCACCGCCAAGAAGTTTCAAAGGGTGGTGACGGCGGTGTTCGCGCGCTACCACGGCATCCGAATCGACTCGTACACCGTGGACTGCTTCACCCCCAAGAAGGAGCGACAGGCCGTCGTCGACGACTTCTGCGACAACGACCTGTCCAAGATGAAGGTGTTGTGCAACGTGCGCATCTTCAACGAGGCGATCAACTTGGTGCCGTGCGACTGCGTCTACAAGACCGAGGTCGGCACGAACGACATCACCACCGTCCAACAATTGGGACGCGCCATTCGGTTGGATCCGAACAATCCCGGAAAGCGCGCCACCATGTTCGTCTGGTGTACGGAATGGGAGGACTGCTTGCAGTCGTTCGAGCTGTTGAAGGAGCAGGACCCCGAGTTTCATCGGAAGCTGTGCGTCCAATCGAAGGATTACGATCGAACCGCGATCGTACAGACCGAAGTTCGAGCTAGGTGCGAGGCCTTGATCAAATACGTCGAGATCAAGTGCTTGACGTTGATGGAGCGCTGGATGAAGCGAGTGGACGCCTTCGTCGCGTTCCGCACCAAGCACAAACGCGATCCGAGGCAAAAATCGAAATACGCGACCGAGGCATCGTTGGGGAGGTGGGTGAGGGACATGCGAACGAATCATAAAAACAAAAAGCTGACCTCCGAGCAAATCGAAACGCTCAAGCGGATCCAAGGGTGGTCGTGGGGCGTTCATAAGAATAAGAAGTCTCCTCAGTCGTTCGAGAGCAGGGTAGAAAAATTCATCGAGTTCCGCACCAAGTACAAACACGATCCGAGGCAAACATCGAAAGACGCGACCGAGGCATCGTTGGGGAGGTGGGTGAGGGACATGCGAACGAATCATAAAAACAAAAAGCTGACCTCCGAGCAAATCGCAACGCTCAAACGGATCGAAGGGTGGTCGTGGGGCGTTCATAAGAAGTCTCCTCAGTCGTTCGAGAGCAGGGTAGAAAAATTCATCGAGTTCCGCACCAAGGAAGGTCGCGATCCGAGTAGAACATCGGACGACGCGACCGAGGCATCGTTGGGGAGCTGGGTGAACAAAATGCGAAAGAATCATAAAAACAAAAAGCTGACCCACGATCAAATCGAAACGCTCGAGCGGATCCAAGGGTGGTCGTGGGGCGTTAAGGAGTCTCCTCAGTCGTTCGAGAGCAGGGTAGAAAAATTAATCGAGTTCCGCACCAAGTACAAACGCGATCCGAGGCAAACATCGAAATACGCGACCGAGGCATCGTTGGGGAACTGGGTGAACAACATGCGAACGAAACATAAAACAACGACCTGACCTCCAAGCAAATCGAAACGCTCAAGCGGATCGAAGGGTGGTCGTGGGGCAACCCACGTCCCCAAGCGACACACAACGAAGAGTAGACGAAGAAGTTCGTTTCGACATTTTTATCCGTAAGATCTTTAAAAAAATCACATGAATTCGTTGTAAAATAGCGTTATTAAAAGCGCGTTAGGGAACCTGAAAATTAACACAAAAACGTCTTTTGCAGCAAAATGTAAGAGTTCACGAGATGAGGTTTAAAAAACCTTCGCGAGATGGCTTACAGGTTGCGCTTCTTGAAGACGCATTTGTCGTACACCATCCCCGGTAGAACAGAAGGGCAATCTCCACAGAATCGGACCACGTACACCTCCTTGATGTCGTCGATACAGTGTTTGTACAACACGCACAGTCCGGGCATGGGTTTAGATGCGTAGGTGCCGTTTTTGATCGATTCGAAGGTGTCCACATTGGTCTTCGACAGCGCGTTTTTGACCTTAAACGTGTATCCAGCAAGATTCGGAAACGCTTCGATCGCTTTCTTTTGCAGGAGAGAGCGCGTCAGTTTCTCCGGAAGATCCTTCAAAATATCGCATTGGGCACCATATTTTTCGTACGTATCGCTGTTCCTCCGGATGTTCATAGCGGGGTTGCACATCGGCCCGCCTTTCGTATCGTATGTGTCGACGTAGATGTTCGCCGCTTCGATCATCGACGGTTGGATATACACACGAATGTTGAATCCATTGAGAGAGTGTCCGCATACTCGTCCGAACAGTCCTTGCAATCCGGTGTCGATCCCCTTGTCGGTGGACAGCGTTTCCTCTTCGAAAACCATCGAAACGAACTCCTTATGGAGAACCTTGCCCATTCGAAGCATTCCGGTCACCACCACCACCGTCGGGACGTCGGGTTTACGTTGAAACATATTCTCGTGGAAGGTTCGAACCTTGTTGTTCATCAATCTGCATTTGAAACCCAACTCTCGACACGCTCGAGCTACGAACGACGCGTTCTCCGTCATTATCGTTCGAACGATAACGTAGGAGGGGGTGTCGTCGGCGCAGGGACGAAGGAGATCGCAGAACGCTTCGAACTTGTTGTTGGTGAGTGGAAACGACGGGTGAACCAAATCGTTCTTCAGGTATTGCTCGACTCCAAAGTAGTGCTCGGACGGTTTGAGACGCACCACTTTGTGCTTCCCGCAACGAAGCTCGCTGAACGGAGTCGCGCTGACCGTCAAAAGGCGGATGTTACGATTCATAAGCTTCTCGTCCTCTTCGTAACTGCCGTCCAACAATCCGACGAGTCCGTTTCGTTCCATAAAGCGATACGGCGCGTTGCTCACGCTCTGCGCGTAGTGCGCTTCGTCCCACACGATCAAGCTGTTCGGTTTGACGTTCATGTTGGACTTAGAGAGCGAGGTTCCCCACACCAAAGTGATCTTCGCGTAAAGCTTCTTGGACTCGTAGAAGGTCAAGTATTCGTCCATATCCTTCACCACTTGATGATAGAGGGACTTCTCGCGATTGCCGCATATGAGATAGACGTGATTCACCCGATCGTTCGTCAGCGCTTTGACGATAACGTCCCAATAGGTTCCGGATTTACCCATCTGCATCTGAGCGAGCAGAAGCACGACCCTTCGATCGTGTTCGAAGAACGATTTCACGATCTTGTTCGCACATTGGATCTGGTTTGGATATACGTGCGCCATAATTGCATTCGGAAAACAAAGCGAACGGACATTCTAAATTTTCGTCAATTTTTTTCTTTGATCTTTATCGTCTCGAAAAAAATTGACGAAAATGGTTTGAACGAGCGCCATTCGTCAATTGTATCCTTGAACTATGGACAATTATACGTGCGACGTTATCGATTGGAAAACCAATGAGAGATGCGAGAGGAAGCTTCGCTATATATGCACCGATCCGAAGACCTCGCGAGTACGAATGTGTTGTGATCGAGTCTACTGTCGTCGTCGGGTTTTCCCGAACGCGGATCTAACAGCATTGATTTGGGAGGATTCGTCCAAATACAATCCGGAATGGATATCTACCTACAATAAAGTGTTGAAGTTATATCGTAAGTACAAAAAAGAGGTTCGAAAACATCAAAATATGTTCGAACGGATACGTCAGCAACCCACCGTTCAAGGTTCTTAGTCGATTTTCAACGTTTTCAAAAATTGATTGTAGTATATAATCGCGTTCGCGGTACAATTGTAATGATCGATAATGTACTTGAGCGTGTTTTTTTCGATATCAGTAACCTTGTTCGCGTCGCCCGTTTTTTCGAATAACATTTGGAGTTCTAATTTCGAGATCCTACCGTCGCCTTGTCCTTCGACAAGAGAGTCCGCCATCTCGAGTAGTACTCGATCGTACTTTTGGTTGTTTATGGTGACGTAATACATATTTATTATTTTTATCAAAATGTAAATATTGAAAAACAACTGAAGTGTTTTGAAACATCTTCAGCAGCTTAAATTTTAAATGTTTACAAATAAGTAACCATCCGTAAGTATGCGCGTACATGTCGTCTCTTTTGGCGGGGTGTGTTGTACCCACATTATCAAACAGATGCAATCGGTCGGCGTCGTTACAAACGACGCAGGAAACAAAGACGGATTGAAACATCAATACTCGCCAACATGTCCGAAACTACAGAAACTGCAAACCAAATACGATAAAATCATCTATCTATACAACGATCCTATGCTAGCTCTCATCTCTCATTTCGGAAGGAAATGGGCTCACGATCAGCATCGTAAGATTATACGTAAAGCTACGTTAACACGAAAACATTTGCAAGAGTTCAAGGTTTTGGAGTCGCATACTGTGAAAGCGGGTAAAGACGTCTTCGGACTAGAGGAGCATTTTAACGCGTGGTTCCATTTCGAACACAAGAAGCCGATCGTGTTCTTGGACGTCCGAGAGGAAGACTTCAACGAACGTCTGAACGCTTTTGTAGGAGCGGACGTTCCACTACACTTCGGAACTCGTGGGAGCAAAAAGGAGTCCTGCAGCGAGGAGATGCTTCGTATCTACGAAGCGTTAGACGATCGAATCAAAGAAAAAATAGCGTCGTTGAGCTCTAATTAGTTACTTCCCGCTACGTCCCTTCAACAAGTCGGCAAATTTTATTAAGGGAACTAGATTATTAATTACAACGAACAGTTCAATTAGATTTTTGGGAGCTCCCATTCGATCTAAACATGGGAGCATTTCGCAAAAAGCATCCATATCATGTCCGCTATTTAAATATCTATTGATAATTGCCATCAGTTCCCGGGTACTCGGTAGAGATCCGCCCATGGATACTTTGGTAAACAATTCGCACAGTTCCTTTGTATTTGGGTTCATTTCTGATATATTCCTGAAAGTCTGGATAAGTAACGCCGGGTAATAATGAACATTACCTCCCGTGTCTTCAATCGTTTGTTTCGCCGCGTTGAGGCACTTTCTAGCGTATTTCATTTCACTACAAACCAAACGATGGTTCTTCAAATCCTCTCGTTGACATTCTGACGAACAGTACCTTGTGAATCTGCATTTCGCGCAACAGTTACAGGTTTTGTTTTGAATGGAAGCGTTGCAAAATGCGCATATTTTTTCTTTTTTTCGCATCTTGTGATGTTCGTTCCATCTTAGATCTATCATTTTCAAAAAATGCTTTTTGAAAACAGCATCTGTTATGCGTGGATCGAAAGATACGAACGGTAATTTCAGGACCTTTAACAAAGTTTTAGTGAACGTAATATCGCTTAGAGTTCTGTATAGCGAACAACATCCAAGTTTTCCTCCGCAATCCTCATCATGGGTCAGTATATCCATATTGGGAAAAGTGCTCGTGTTAATTTCAAACTCATTATATAGATGCAACGGATGTTTATAATGATCACGTGTCTTCACAACGCAACAGATCAACTCTACTTCGCCCTTTTCAATGTCGTTATGATCAATCAATAAAGGTGGAGTCAAAACACAGGAATTATCAGAGAACGATGACCAATCAGCAGAGAACAATAACCAATAAGGTACAGCATACAACGTATCTGAACGTTTATCCCATATTATATAAATATCAATAATTGAGAATTGTTTCATCCATAGCTTACCATGACACTCTTTGAATGATTCCCAAGAGTTTGAAATACCGTGTTGTGCTTTAGGAGTCATTCTAAGCTTAACATACGGATTAAATATGTGTACCTGATCGTGGAAGTAATCTTCTCCAAGTTTACGTTGCATAGACATACTTGTAGCATTCGTCGCAGTCGCGCGTGCTAAGAACCGAAAAGCCTCAGGAGTCGCCTGCAGTTTCTTGTACCATTTTTTCATCTTGTTTTCATCGGTACATTCCTTAGAATACACCGGATCAATATTTCGAAGCTCTTTGATAAACTTTTTGTAGGGAATCATCGTAAGTTGCTTTGTGTGGTTACTCAATCAACACTCAAAATTAGATCAGTTTTTTTCACGGATTATTTGCCAATAATACAATACACACCAAGCGCCGATGTAGTTGAGTACACACAAAAGTCCCATGACTTGGAGTTGATAGGAAAATATGCTTAAACAAAATATTCCAAAAATGTAAAAAAAGAATGGCGGATCCATACCGTGTATTGGGGGTGTCCCGCACGGCGACCACGGAGGAGATCAACCATGCGTATCGAAGACTGTGTAGAAAGCACCACCCGGACAAGCACCTGGATATGAAAGCCAAAGAGCGTCACGCGGAAATCTTCAAGAAAATCCAAACTGCCTACGACGAGATCACATCGAAACCGGAGAACGAAGAAATTCAAACTTTTTTTCACACTCCATCCATGTTTCGTTTCGATCATTTCGATCATTTCGATCGAATGTTCGAAGACATCGAGAAGAAGATGAAAGCGTACGACATCAGCGACAACAACGGTCAAGGTACGTACTATTCCAAGCAAACGTACACGTGCACGCGAAACGGCAAAACGGTCACCAAAATCGAAGAGAACATCAACGGCGATATCAAACATTACGAGTCGTACGACAGTCGACCGATCAATCGTCACAACAAGTTGTCCTTGTAATCCTTGCTGAACACATCGTAGATGATCGCGTCGACCACATAGCGATTCTCCATATCGTCTTGTACGCGTTTGTCGTTGCAAGTCCATCCGTAGATATGAATTCCTTCGCGTCTTTTTTGTCGGCATTTCTCCATAACCTCCTCGTGAATAATATCGTAATTCAACGATATAAAGTCGAGATACGCCAAGTGTCCGAAGAGTCCTACGGGGATCCCGGACGTGATTACGCCCACGCGATACGTGTAAGGAACAACGTACCCTTTACTCAATTGACGAGTGTCCAAGAGTTCCTGTACACAGTACTCGTTGAAGGAGCATAGTTCGTAACTATGTTTAGGATATTTAGCGATGATGACAACAATGTCACGAGCGAGGCGTTGTGCCGTCTCTATTCCGAAGGCTTTGATATCTAAGACAAGTGTCAGGTTCTTTTTCGGTATGAGTTGCAGCAAGTCTTCTAAATATTGATTCTCGTGATCGTTTCTGTTTTCTCGGTCGTGACACATGATCACCTTTCGTTCGCTGTTGTATCGAACGTCGATTTCGACGGTGTCGAACGTTTCGAACGCTTCCAACACACCGTGTATCGTGTTCTCCTTATCGATGCAACCTCTGTGGGCTATGTGTCTCATAGTTACTCATATAATAGAAGGTTTGCATAATAGAACATACTCATCAATTTGGAATTTACACAAGTCAATAGTAATCTAAACGCATTTAGAAATTTCAAAATATTGTTATGTGCATGAACATGTTGGACTACTACAGTCAGTTCCATGCGCCTTCCAAACCTGAAGCGGTAGAGTTTGTTACGTCTCAGCTGATTAAAACCTATTGCGAATACGGTGTCACCGAGGAAGACATTCGTACTATTGCCTCGAAAGAGTACGACCGTTTCGGTAGTTTCGGTTCTCTAGCGGCGTGGATGTGTGAAACCTCCATACGATTTACCAACACGGTCGAGAATACGATTCGCGAACGCTTCGCTATTAAAAATTGACACTGTTTTGCGGTTCGAATATATATGATACAATCAAACACATTTAGGATGGAATCGCACACATGTCATGTGAAAAACTGCAAAAACGCGTCCACCTATTATGGTACTCCTCTGGGTTGTAAGAAATCTATTCCTGCAGAAGGGGTGTTTTCATGTGATCAGCACATTGACGTTTTGATTGATACGTATTACGATATCAACAAGAACCTGAGCATCAAAAAAATACCGAAAAAATTATGATAGAGATGTAAACGAGGTATGCAGTATCGGCGTTGGTTGTGGTGTATATTGTTCGTCGTCTTAGCGTACGTGGTGTATCGACATCGCGCACGATTTTGCGCCACGATCGAATCATTCTCCACGACCGCCAAGGAGATCGACACCTTTTTCGTACATCCTCGTTCCGGTTACTTGCTTTCCAAACACATCGTGTGTTCGAAACACGAAGCCCAAAAATACCAAACCAGATTTCCACACGTTGCAAAACGGAACAAGTTGTTTACTACCGCCAACTCGTTCCATCGAATACGAAACAACGATGTCGTTTACGTGCACACCGATCCACCGATGATACGATACTTTCTCGATACGATCGTCCCTTATTTGAAAAAACAAAGGATCAAAGTGATCTTGTTTACAGGCAAAGAAACCCTTCCTCAGGTGCGTCGGACCGCTCTGTCGGAGCGTCTTTTGAGGTGCGACCAGATTCGTTTGTGGATCAGTCAAAACCCAATTTATCAGAATCATCCCAAATATTTCGCCTTTCCTTACGGGGTGCGATCATCTCGCCGGATGTTGAACATATATCACGCTTACTATCGCAGATCGAATGTGTCGAAGACTATTTTTTTGAGTAACATGGCTCAACTCGCACATCCTCATTTGTCGAAAGATCATATTCGAAGAAAACACAAAGAGTTGTTCCACAAAGACAAGCTAACTATAGAGGAATACATGGACACCTTGCATCGATCCAAATTTACAGTTTCGACAGCGGGTGACCGCGAGGACTGTTATCGTCACTACGAAAGTATCTTGATGGGCTGTGTTCCGGTGTCGAATATTAGTAAGCCTCTGTACGAACAGATATTCGGAGACAGTATGGTGTTTATGAGCGACGACGAGCTTGACGCTTGTGTCAAAAATAAATGCGAGTTAACCTATCAAAAACCGAATCGTGATATAGTGTTGTTACGATATTGGAAAGATCAGGTGCAACAACGTTTGGGGTCGTCCGTGACTTTGGATTGGTGATTTTTTTTTACGGTTGCTCGCCGATTCGATCGCTGTACACGATCGCGCCGGTATTCACACCGTGTCCCATCGCTTTTCCGATGATCTCCTCGTCCTTGACACCGTGGCGCAGTTGGTAGTTGTGCACGAGTGAGCGATATCTTTGGGTGATACCCTTTCGCTCGTCTCCGAAGAAGGGAAAGATCTTCGCCGCCAAAGCGGACAGGTCTCTTCGCGGGTTGCCCACGGTGTTCGGGAACAACCACGTGGTCAGTCCTCGTTTGCGAATGTACTCGTTGATGTCCTGTGTTAACCCTTTAGGAAGCGTGTAGTCGTAGTTGTACTGCTTATCGGTCTTGAACTCGCGTATCACCAACCGACCGGTGGTCGGCATGTACCAGTTACCGTACTCCTTGTCATTGTCGATCTGCAACGCGCGTTTGGCGATTTGTACCTCGTCGAAGTAGTTATCGATCCGTGGTATCATCGTAAGATGTCCTTTTCGATCGAAGATTCCGACGGACAGTAGCCCTGCGAGCACTCGTTCGACGGTTCCTTTCTTTTGTGCGTTGTACGTTTTCTCCAACAACGCGTACTTCTCCACGTCGGTGCTTTTGGCCGTCTTTTGGCGAGTGTTGTCGATGCGTTGTATCAGCGCGTTCACCTTCGCTCGCACGCGTTGACAATGAGTCTTCGTCACTCCGAACTCGTGAAGTTTGTGGTTGACTTGTACGATGTCGCCGCACAACACCTGCAACACGGTCATGTACTTCAACGCGGACGTGTCCGAGTTCCATTTCGGGTTCGCGCTTATCTTTTTGTGGACGGTTTCGGGCTCCATACGCATCAAAGCCAACACGTCGTCACCGAGATTCAGGTGCTCCATCAACCGAGACAACGTGTTGATTTGTTCGCGTTGAGTGGATAAAGAGGAGCCTTTGCGAAACATGAACCAGTCGGCCGCGTCTCGAATACTGTAAGGCGCTTTGTCTCCGACAACGACGATCGGATAGTTCTCGTCGTCGTCTCCTCCACCCTCTTCTCCGTCCCACTCTTCCGGAGGAGTTCCAAGTAACTTCTCGCGGCGTTTTCCTCGAGGAAGTTCTCCGTTCATGATTTGCTTCCAATTGGGGATGGGCACCCAATCGTCGTACACGATCGTATAGGGATAGTTCCCTTTCGTTGCGGGATCGTCGTTTCGAAACACCGTACCGTATTGAGTCCCTCCTCGTTTGTCCACCTCACCTCGACGCGTCGTTTTGACCACCGCTTTGATTCGTTTCCCGATCAACGGAAGCTCCGATGTATCGTCCTGCTTCTCCGAGGAGATCGTAGGCGATCCTCGAGGAGGATACGGATCGATGTATCGGCGATCCTTCACGCGCATGTAGTCGTTCGAGCTCGTCACATATCGATCTCTTCGTTTTTGCAAGCACGCCATGAGCATCTCGCGCTCTTTGTCGTTCCATTGATATTTGTCGTCCGGATCGTCCAACGTACGCTGATGAACGCATCGACTGCGAGCCACACGGTTGAGTATGCGTTGTCTGGCGACTTTGGTTTTGTTTCGTTGGTAGCTTCGCTTGGAGGCGAGCGCCGCCTTGCGTTTCTTGGTAGTGGTGGAGGCCATCGAGGAAAAGATTCATGACTCATGAAAAGAAAAAAGATCCTCTTCGGAACGGTCTCCTTGTTCGATCAAGCGCATCGATTTGTCGATTTGTGCCTGTTTCTCGGAAATCGATACCAAGCTGTAGTATATTTTATAAGTATTCAAGCAGTGTAGAAAGTACTCAGGGAACGCTTTATGCAACGCTCTTATCGCGTTATCGTGTTCAAAGAAATTCAAGTAATAAACCGACGTATACATAATGCTTAGCACGGAATTTCGAACTTGATCTCCGTGCATCTCGTACTTGGTATTGTACCGTTGCACTTTCCGAATCATATGTTCCACCACTCGTTGTACCACGAAAGGGCGAATCTCTTGACGATACGCTTTGTCGTTGAACAACATGTACAACGTTTGCAAATCGTATTTGGAAGTGTACAAATGCTTCGCGACGTGCGTAACGACTCCTCGCGTGGAGAGCGTTTCCAACTCTATGTTACCCATGGTTACGTCTTGCTACCGACTCAAACGTTTATGTATTTATAGTTTGTGGTCCAACTCTTATCCAACGCATGCATTTTTTTGATTTGAGTAATCCATACACGTTGCGTACGTGTTTTCGAATCTACCCCACACTGATCAAACATTTGTGGATCTTTCAAATCAAAGGTTGCATATTCGGAAGTCATGTGGCCATTACCTCGGATTCCGTACATTACGTCATCGACAAGGGATCAATGCGATACGATACAATTATCCATTACGAGGGTAAACACGTGAACAGCTTAACTTCGTATTGTTTCAAATTTTGCGACATCTCGCGCATATGGTATCAAACCAACGACTATCACACGTTCGCCTTTTTCAACGAAGATCGCCAAAACGTCATAGCGCAGGTACAGAATCAGTTCTACACGATCGACACGTGTTGGGCCGAAGACGACGACGAAGCCGTTGAAAATCCTTGGTGGTACTACAACATCAAGACGTACGAGCAGCGTTGTACACCCAAAACGCACCGATACGTACGACAATTTATTGAGAAACTTCGTGTACAAGTCGATTGCAATCGTTACTTCAAAAGCAAACGTTTAACGCGTGTATTTCAAGAGTGGAAGAGGTGGTATTTCGATCCCGACAACGTCGACGGCTACGTGAAACGATTGATAACCAATTATGATTTGACGCGAAATTGTTAAAGAAACTGTATCAAATCGTATTTAGGATACGTTTTCTTAAAATGAGAGATGTATCGTTCCATTATTTCACTATAATCGTCAGTGTCGAGGAAAAAATCCACCTCCGGAAGATTATGTTTGCTTTCTATAATCTTCCGCATTGTTGTCCTCGTATCCACGACGAGATTATTAGCGAGCATATAGTTGAACAACAGTGGATTCATCATATTAATTTTACCTTTTATACAAATCAGCTTGATCAACGTATCTTCATATGCTTCTAAGATGTAGAGTTCACCTTGATGATAAAACAACGCGCATTTAACAATAAAATTTTGGATAATGAGTTCATTCATTTCGGCACCACAACAGAGACTATAATGTAAGATGTCATTGTTTTCGTTAACGTCAAATCCGATTTAAGTGTATGCCATGTATGCAGACACTATTGGAAGAGCATGAGCAATCCCGATCCTTACCATTTGTTGGGGATATCTCAATCCGCGTCCGAGCACGACATCCACAAAGCCTACAAGTATCTTCGCAAGGTGTATCATCCGAGCAACCACCGCGGTATGGATCGAAATCAGCAATACGTCAAACTGTTCAAACAAACGCAGAACGCCTACATAAACTTGTGTCAAAAAATGTGTAAACACGTACCATAAAAAAATCATATATGTCTGTTCGAGTCACCGTCACAATTACTGCGCAATTTCTTCGAACTCGTATCGAAGACGACGTCTGCATATCGCGTAGTTCGGGTCACAAATGCAGGTCTTCCAGTATCGTTGAATAATCAGAGCAGCACATTCAAAGTCGATTGCATCGTAGAAATGATGCTCTATTAAAGAGACCATATTCAAATAATTTATATTGTCGTTGTCCGTACTCTTGAAAATCTTGTGAAGTTCCTTGTTCGGCTTGATAACATAGTGTACGGTTCCGATTTCTTTATAGATACACTTTTTGGTTTTGTCAGGATCAAACAGCTTCTTCTTCTTAACGTACTTACTAATCATCGACAAAACATCCTTACGAGACAGCCAGGTACCCTTCTTTATATTCAAATTTATATTCAAAAACTCGTAAAGCTCGGCACTGAGTATGGTGGTTTTGTGAACATCTTTAATTAAATGATGTTTAATGTATTTCAGTATCTTGATGTAAGATATGCGATCGTTTTCCGTGCTGTTGAGAATCTTGTGAAGCTCCTTGGTGATCGCATTGTCGTCTTCAGAGATCACCGACCTCTCATTGGTGTTCGCCTTAATTTTCTGCTTAATAATGTGCACAGCAAGATTATGAGTTATCGCGGAATTTATCGGTATATTACAAAACTTAGAAAGCTCGTTGCTGACATAACAATGGCTATCTAATTGATTTAGTAAAGGGATATCATCCTTATCTTTGATATAATGATGCATCATGTAGGTCTGCAGGTTGAAATAGGATATGTGATCGTTTTCCGTGCTCTTGAAAATCTTGTGAAGCTCCGTGTTTGGCCTGATTACACGGCGATCTTCGTTGTCACGCAGAGAGTTCATCACAATGTACTCGTTAATCATACGCGTCACTTCCTTACGAGACACCCTGATGCCCTTATACATATCCATCAAGAAATTCTTCTGCAGGAACTCGCATAGCTCGTCGCTCAATAGTGCAGGTGTTTGAAAACCACTTAGATGCATTAAAGAAGGAGGTCCATAGATAAAATGATGCCTTATGTAAGGTTTTATATCAGTGATGTTGTCGCTGTCCGTGCTCTTGAAAATCTTGTGAAGCTCCGTGTTTGGCCTGATTACACGGCGATCTTCGTTGTCACGCAGAGAGTTCATCACAATGTACTCGTTAATCATACGCGTCACTTCCTTACGAGACACCATCGCACCCTTCTCCAAACCAAGGAACTCATAGAGTTCGTCGCTCAGTATTCTGAAGTCTTCAATATTGACCATATTGTCTTCACTCAGCTTTTATATGCAAAAAAGACTTTAAGTAAATTTAGTTGAATCAACTCTAAAAAAAACTGAAAATTCATCATGCAATACAACCAAATCCATTTGCCCACATTGTCACGTGCGTCTTTACGCCTATTTACGTGCCAAAAAAACTACAAGCAAAGCATTTTTGGAAAAAGTGTATTAAAGGTGTGTGTCATTTTAAATCTGACAACATCATGGAGAACACGGTTATCAACTTTGATTTTGAGAAAAGCCCCATGTATCGTATGTGTTTGCAAGACGCGTACGACGCGGTTACCGCTTTGAACTTATGGGAGTATCTAAAACACACCGAGTTCGAGTCTTTCACTTACTACAACGGACCGAACATCGAGTTGCACGATCAGCTTCTCAAACTAGCCGACAAGCATAACGTGCATTCCGGTGCTTCGTACGGTATCACTATGCGAAATATGGAAGGAATCGCAAAGAAGGGATTCGAAGCTTGGAAAGCTGAATACATTTCAAAAAAAAGTGATTAATTATTAAATAATGGACGCTTACAAACGAACCAAGTACAAGTTTTTGATCAACAAGCTTAAATACCCGGTGTATGTCACTCGCAACGCGAAGCACGTGGTTTTCGTGGAGGGTAGAAAGAAATACGTGGACATGTCGAAACATCCATCGATGAGCGGAGGAACTGTGGGAAAACGCCCCCGAGAGGACACTAATACTAACCTCTCGCCAAACAGCGCTACAACTGCTCCAAAGCGTCCCAAAGAAAACGCGAACGTCGTCACTCCTTTGGATTATCAAAATCTGCCGGACGAGATCAAGGACGTAGTGTTCAAAAGCTATTTGGATTTGGTTCGCAACGATATGAAAGAGCTTCAGAAACTCAACCAAAAAATACCCAACAAACGCAACGTGTCCTCTCTTATGGACAAACTCATCGCCGTGTACAACAACATCACGGTGACTAAGAAGAACGCCACGCAAATGGGCGTGTCTCAGAAGGATTCGTGGGACGATTTCATGGATCACATGCGCGAATTGTACATGAACAACGACAACACTCCGTTAGATTTCTTGTACACACTGAACTCAGGCTTCGACGATATCGTGGTGACCTACGCGAAGGAAAAGGGAAACTCGAAGGCTTCCAAAACGGTACGCATCCATGTGGTAGAGCCGGAGGATCCTTACGCGGAACTCAAGCACGACATCCGTGTGATCGAGGCGAACAAACCCAAACGAACGATGAAAAAGAAGTTAGTCAAATTCGACCCTTACATGAGCAGGGAAAATATGGACATTTTCAACAACATGAGCAATCTGCAGCGCATCAAACGTATTTACAACCTGTTGTACGTGGACGTGCCCGTAGAGTTGGAGATGAGCGACGACTTTTACGTTCAATCGATTTACATCGGATGTGTAGTCGATTACGAAAAAATGAATCGATGGGAGTTTCAAGACGAAATAAGTGATTGTTACTTCCGCGACGAACACGACCCTCTTCGTATGAACGAAGACGACAGCTTAACTACACGAGCCATTTTCGAGTATCGCACTTAGTTGCAGTATTTGTGTTCTTGAAGACGCATATAGTTTTCAATACCGTAGTCCTCCATAGGATAGGGTGTTTCTTCGGCGACTTCCAAAGCGTTCGACTGCTCCTTGATGTGTTTCTCGAACGTATCTACAGTTTTACGAAGTTCAGTTTCTTTCGGAAACGTATCTCTCATCTTGTTTGAGATCTGTCGGAACTCGTCGCAAGACTGCACCTTTCCACGGAAAAGGGTCTTGAACAACTCTGTCATTTTCGCCAAAGCCTCCCGTACCGACTCCTTTTCGGAGAGATTGTCGTCGCGTCTGATGCAATACAACGCGTCGGCAATCGTCTCAACACGTGATCGAACCCACATTTCGACATCTTGCATCGATTTGATGTCTTTGAGAGCTTCGTCCACGTTTCTAGATTTGATCGTTTTAACTAGCTTGTCTTCCACCTTTTGTTTGTCCTTGGCCTCATCAATAAGCTTTCTTACGAGTGATCCGGACTCGTTCAGATGATCCGTAAGCTCCTTGCATGACGCGAAGGGATTGGATTTAATACCATATTTCACACACATACCGTTGTCGTCCTTCTCCTGACACTTCGCGTCTTTGGAGCTAAAAGGTTTCAGCATATCGGCGATATTCAAGTATTCGCGCATCGTGTAGAAGTAATGACCAACCAAACCGACAACCACCGCTACGCACACAACCAGGAATATACCCAACAAAGAGTATATCGACAACATCGTGTTTTTTTATTTAATTTAACCTCAATATAAAAAATGGTGTCTATGGTGATTTTTTTTGTTTTATGAATTTGCTTAGTACTTTCCCGGGATCACTTTAGACATATGTAGGACAGAGTCGTACAGCTGCTTCAAGCTCGGATCCTTCATGCACTCGTATCCAATGAGCGGATAGATTTTCTCCAACAATTGTTGGACCGCATCATCATACGGCGATTCGCCGTCGGCATCGCCGATGCATTTGTCCGCATTGGAGTTCAGATACAGCTTGACCAAAGAGGATTGGTCAACAAGATCGTAAGGATACTTAATGATATGATGCAAAGGAGTACCATATTCGGAGCACACGTTGACTTCAGCTCCGGCCTTGATCAGCATGTCAGCTACGTCGACGGTTCTCGCAAAATGTAACGGAGTGCGTTCATCGTCGTCTTTAATGTTCACGTTAGCTTTCATGTCCATCAAGAGTTTGACAACATCGAAATGATTGTTAGCGCACGCCAAATGGAGAGCGCTGCTACCGGTCTCCGTGGAGACCCAATTGATGTTTGCACCATACTTCAAGAGAAGGGTCGCGATTTCGACGTATCCCAATTTTGCAGCGATGGTCAACGGGTTCATATCGTAATATCCTGTTTCCATCCATCCGTGAAACTGCCACCATTCCGCACGATGCTCGTCCTCTTCGGTGATCCATCCGAAGGTAGGTTGATCCACGATCGCCTTTACATTCTGCGCCGTGCTCAGCAGTCTACGAACCTCTTGAAGTTCGTTCTTGATCGTAGCCGTAAACAACGGCGTCAACCCCTTGAAATAGTGCGCGATGTGTTTGAAGTCCTCCATCACTATGACCGCATCGAGTTCCATCGATTGAGAAGCCATTTTTTTCGGATGAGAAGAGCTGATACACGGGCGTATTGTATGGTTACTGAAGGAGCGTAGGTGGAGTTTTTTATCAATTTTTTTTGGAATATACAAAGTAACCTCACTCTAAGGACAAATTATAGTTACATAAAGTAACAACCATGTTATTTTTCGAATTTATGGTAATCGTATTGATGATATTGTTCGTAGTATTCTTGTGGATGGCCTACTACTTGGTAACCGTCAAATGGGGCAAAACTACACCATCCACTTCGGAAAGTACGATACGCATTGATTTGGTCGCACCAAAAACAGTTCGCCCAACGGCGGTCTCTAAGAAGACAGCACCTCCACAAATCGAAGAGAAGATACCGCAAGCGATCGCGTATTTCAAACAGTTATGGACAGGAACTCCAAAAATAAGTACGTGCGACGAATTCAACGATCTGTTTACGAACGCGATCGGCGAATTGCAGAAGCCCGAGAACGCCGGTGTTGTCACAGAAGACAATATGTTGACGCTTATCCGAAAGTTTATCGATCCAAAAATTCCCGATATTCAAACCTTTTACAACACTCTCTTCGAAAAAATGGTGTACGAATACGAGTGCGTTGGTTTTCCGGGTCAACAGGTGTATGACGCGAAACCGTTGCTCGCTATGATGATCCAAAACATCAAAGACACTTTGGGAGGAAAGATCACGAATTGCGCCGACTACAAAAAAATGAACGATCGTATCAGACAAGAAATGGACAAATTGGACGTTCCGAACACAAACTCCAAGCAGGCGTTTTTCGAGCTTTTGGAAGATCGTATCCAAGACGAGATCGACGAGGAGTATAACCTCGAACAGATGATTTGGAAAATGAACAAAACGCAATTAGATCAGTGTGGCAGGATCGACTTTATGAGTGAATAACTGGTTTGATTCATAAGCGTTGGTTTCGCCACGCACCCGTACACAAATGCATACCGTAGCTCGTTTTGTTTTCGCGATATGTTTGGATCATATTAACATCGGATGGTGGATGGAACAGGTGCCTTTTTGGAACGGTCACATCGCTCGCGCTCCATTCCCTCCACATACGATACAGAAACTTAGGTCCGGTACCGTTCATGTTCGACTCGACGTCGCTGTCTAGACTCAAATGGTTTCGATCGATGGTAAACAGAGAGTCGATCACTTTCTTCCAAAACGGATGATTCGGTCGAGACGCGAACACACAGTTCCCAAGACATGTGATCCTATCCCCTTCTTCTCGATTGCATGGAATAACGATCTCATCGTTCAGCATATCGAACGGTTTGAACATCAGGTAGTCCATGTCGGTATACAGACCGCCGTATCGATACATCAAAAAATATCGAAACATGTCGATACGCATAATCATCCTCGGCAGTCCTTCGAACTTATCGTAGTATTCCGGAAAGTGTGTTTTGATTTCCGAGTACATGTCTTCGTCGGTGTAGAATCTGTACTCGAAATCAGGATGTAACTCACGAATCGTGTTTTGACATTGTGCGAACACAGACGGTAGAGAAGCGTGTTTGTACGTTTGATGGATTATTTTTGGAATCATACTATGATTAATATCGAGTTAAATTAATTAATTTTAAATAGTAAAATCTATTTCATCCTACACAAAAACGGTTTAAGATGGTTTGATGTTGTGCTTAGAATTTACAGTGAATGGTTTTGTTCCTGAAAACAAAATATTGATCATGCCAAACGATACACCCTATGGCGCATATCCGAATTCCATTGGTACTTATCACGGAAATGGTGAGTTTATCGAACTAGCGTTTGGTAACATCATTCTATTTTGCTTCAATGTTTTCACACTAGCGATCGATAACTTTATGCCATTTATGTATACTGTGTTCAGGATAACGATCCATAACATTGTCCCATTTGTCTGCAACGTTATCGTTTTGATGATCCCTAGTTGGCAGTGGTTTATCACGATGTATGTTCTACATCTAATGATTCGCGCTGTTTTAGATCCGAAAGAGATATGGCAAATTTACGAGGAGATCGGTTTGTGCAAACTAGTCACGGTTACAACATCGACGTCATCCGAGCAAGTATCGTACACGTACTATCGATGCTTGGAGCACGAGTATCCGGAGTATTGGTTTGGTCATCCATATAAGTTGGACCTTCCCAAGTTGAACTAGAGTCGTTTTGCTAGTGATTTCGTTTTTCTAAGGAGACTTTAGACTATTATTCAAGGAATAACATTACAAAAAAATCCTAACCCTTATAAACCCTTCCTACCCTCCCCACATAATTTACCTTTTTCACTTTTCATCGTCACTATCGTCGTAATCATAATACACCTCGTTTATTGGACGAGTAAGACACTTGACCAATTGCGAACGTTTCATCTTGTGTGCTTTCGGAACCCCCTTCCACGCCGCAAACCTCTTGAGTTGGTCGACATTGAATTTATCGGTATTTTCAACGTACATCAAGTGTTGAATCTTCTTGAATATGTTCTTCCGAGCCGGCATGTTTTTGAAATAGTCCCTTGCGACTACAAAATTCGCGCGGTGACCATCGAGACGAGATAACACTTCAAACCATCCGTCGTTATCCGTATGAACGAAGTAGGACCAATCGATATTGTAGATCTCGGTCAAACACAAGTAGATATACTCTTGTGCGACGGCAAACTCATCCACCGTAACAGAGCGTTTCCCGAAAAGGATCGGGTGGGAAATGTTGATTGCCTCATTCACCCAATGTGCAATCCCACGATCGTTCTCCGATTGCTTACGCATCCTCACGACCTCTCCCACGGTGTTGCACATCTTGTTGATGTATTTAGCACCTGCCACTTCGGATATAGTCATCTTGTCGAAAATCTGATCCAAGAGATCCACAGAGTTGAAAACGATGTCCGCCATGGTGTATACGCGTAATAATGCCTTGTGATAAGTAGGATTGCGATTACGTATGTATGATGACGTCAAGTTTCTCCATAAAATTTTCGTCAATTTTTTTCGTCACCTCGTGATAACACTGTCTACAAGCTTGGTTTTCGGTAAACCGACAGCAGCTTCCCATCCGATATGACAAAAAAAGAGCCTGACACATGATTCAGTTCCAAACCGAAATGCTGAATGCTTTAGCTGAAAAGTAGAGCCATCAACAAACACCTGTCTATTGTTTGAAATTTTCGACAATTTTTTATGTACGATAAAATATGTATTTATCGTTTATTTATAACAAAAATAGTGTTATGTAATTCAACAAATCGGATTGTGAATTAAATTATGGACTAACAAGGTCTCCATTTTTGTAATTTTACCATAAAAACTGGTACTATTTACAGGACTCAATTTGTATTGTTTAGCTTGATTTTTGATGTATTGGCTACAAGAATAATATTCGAGAAATCTCAACGGTTTCAGGACAGGATCCGGAACATATTGTTTAATGAAATCGTGTATTTGGCGTGTGTATTGCTTATGAAGTATCAAATAAATATTTTGAGTGATATCGTCAGGTAAATTCTCGAAAACCCAAATCGTCATTTTAGAGTTTTATTTTTTTAATTTTTGGTTTTGCAGACGCTTTATTACTACGATAATATTTTACTTGTAGCAGTTTCGTAATGAACCACAAAAATAACGTCGCGAAAATGACTTCTATCCAATTGACAGTGTGGAAAGACATGTTTAATATTATATGGACAAAAAATAAGGACAGTGACGGTGTAACGGCGACGGTGTAACGGCGACGGTGTAACGGTGACGATGTAACGGTGACGGAGTAACGGTGACGGAGTAACGGTGACGGAGTAACGGCGACGGTGTAACGGTGACGGTGTAACGGTGACGGAGTAACGGTGACGGAGTAACGGTGACGGAGTAACGGTGACGGAGTAACGGTGACGGAGTAACGGTGACGGAGTAACGGTGACGGAG